ATAGAATTGCACAAGGTAAACTTGAACTCTTGACACTACATGGTATAGAATATATAAATGAACGACCAGAACGAAAAAGTGATCGTGATGGTGGATTCGGATCCACTGGTGTATTATAATATTCAAGATTATTTCAAGAATGCTCCATCAGAAAATCAGATTCCATTTATAGTTGGTTCTGATTGGGATACTTTGACGAGTAACTTTACCAAAGAGCAAATCAAAGAGGGATTTGCCGAATATATCACATTTAATAATATTCGATTTCCTTATCGTCAAATTGATACATCTGAAGTTCAATATAAGTTCAACAATCTAAAGAATATTTCATATTCTGATTTCATCATGAATGATTCAGGTGAAGTTGTCGAGAAGTATAACGATTATAAGTATCCATTTTCTTCTTATGGTAAATTTGTAATATCGTTTGGACATTACCATAACGACATCAGTAATTATTATCAACAAAAAAATAGATATGATTGTTCTTCGTATACTTTCAATTCTCCAAATGAAATATGGAAAGATAAAAATCTTTTAACAAAGATGAATTGGACATTTTGGAGATTTGATGTGAATGGAATCAATATCGATAAGATTCGTGGATCTTTTAGACTTGGTTCTTATGTTGCAACTCAATTTAAACCGCACGTAGCAAAGACTATTTACGATTATGTTGCATCTAAAACTAAGAGTAAAACTAAGTCAACTCTAGACATCAGTATGGGTTGGGGTGATCGTCTTGCTGGATTCTATACATCAAAAATGAATCAGTATGTTGGGTTTGATCCAAATCCTACAGTGTTTGAAGTTTATAAAACACAGTGCAAAGATTATGAATTGTTATTGTCTGGAGAAGAACCAGTATTTGTAAACCTTGAAATTTCTGTGAATGGTAAAACATACAATGGATTTCATTGCACAGGAAAATCAGGAAAAGAAGTTTACGCTTATAATGCTCCAGCAGAAGAAATGTTAGACATTATTCGTAGTAATTCATTTGACTGTATTTTTACATCTCCTCCATATTTTTCAACAGAAAAGTATTCAGAGACTAATCCAGAAAATCAGTCATGGTTCAAGTATCCAGAGTATGATAACTGGTGGAACAACTTTCTGAAACCAGTTATGTCTGCATGTTACGAATCATTGAAAGATGATGGAATCATGATGATTAATATTATGGATCCAACTATAAACGGATCTAGATATAGAACATGTGATCAGTTAGTAGATCATATTGTTTCTGTTGGTGGTCATTTTGATGGTCAAGTTGGTATGCGAATCAAACAAAGACCAAAAAATATTGATCCTAAAAGTTTAAATAAACATTTGCTTAACACCTTCATTGAAAATATTTGGTGTTTTTCAAAGAATAAGTTTGATTTGTCTTTCAAACATGCTACACTAGAAACACTTTTTGGAGATTAACATGACAAACATTGAACTATTTAAAATTCACAAAGAACTTTGTTCTACTGCTTTAGACTTGATGCAGAGAAAGAATCACGACTATGCAGGAAGTAAGGGAAATGAACCATTTGCTAACTTTACACGAACAGAGGCAATGGGAATTACTACAACCGAAAAAGCAATGCTAGTTCGAATGTTAGACAAGATGAGTCGATTGTCATCTTTCACAGAATCTGGGGAATTCAAGGTTCAAGATGAAAAGTTACAAGATACTATTCTTGATATGATCAATTATTCAATCTTGTTCTATGCCTATCTTTCAGAAAAGACTGAAAAAGAATACACTATCGTTGAAATTCAAAAATGAAGTATTATACAAACATCTACTACAATTTTGATGAAATCTTGGCAGTAGAGAACGTGAACGGAAAAAAGGATTACATTCGGGAAAAGTTTAACCCGAGTGTTTTTCTACCATCAAGAACAAAAACAAATTATAAGTCTATCTCTGGAGAGTATCTTGCAGAGATGACTTTTGATTCTTATAGTTCGTATAAAGAATTTACTACGAAGTATAAAGAAATTCCAGACTTCCATATTCACGGTGATATTGCTTCAGAATATCAGTTCATTAATAAACGATACGGAACAAGTATTGATTATAATTTTTCAGAACTTGATATCATGTATATTGATATTGAGACTTCTTCTGAAAAAGGATTTCCTTCTATCGAAGATCCTGAAGAGCAAGTGATTGCAATTTCGTTGGAATCTACGAAGACAGGAAAGGCAACATTTTGTCTTGGCACATTTAACGCAACAGATGATCGAAAGATCTTTGAGTTTGACGATGAAGAAGAACTTCTGAAGAAGTTTATTAATTACTTCGCAGATAATTATCCAGACATCGTAACTGGATGGAATGTGAGATTCTTCGACTTTCCATATCTAATCAAACGAACAAATAAAATTCTTGGAAAGAAACACTCCAAGAATATTTCACCTTGGGGCATTCTCAAGGAACGATTTGTAACACGAAGAAATGATAAAGAAGAACTTTGCTATGATATTGTTGGAATCTCAATTCTAGACTATTACGAACTGTATAATACATTTACGTATGTTAAGCAAGAATCATATAGTCTGAACCATATTTCATACGTTGAATTGGGAGAAAAGAAACTCTCATACGATGAGTTCGAAAGCATTACTGAATTCTACAAGAAAGATTTTCAGAAGTTCATTCAATACAATATTCGTGACGTTGAACTTGTTCAGAAACTAGAAGAGAAACTTAAACTGATCGAACTTGCAGTTGCACTTGCATATTCGGCAGGAGTTAATTATCAAGACGTATTCTCACAGGTAAGAACGTGGGACGTTATTATCTACAACTATTTGTCTGAAAAGGGAATCGTAATTCCTCCAAAGAGAAAGTTTAGAAAAGATGAACAATATGCTGGAGCATACGTCAAAGAACCAATCGTAGGAATGCACAAGTGGGTTGTCTCGTTCGACCTTAACTCACTTTATCCACATCTCATAATGCAATTCAATATTTCTCCCGAAACATTAACTGAGCAGGGAATGAGAGGAACAATCTCTCCAGAAGGAATATTGAAGAACAGTAGAAACAGTATGCTCTTCATCGAAGAACATAAAAAGAATGATCTATCTGTTGCAGCAAACGGAACAACATACCGAAAAGATATTCGTGGATTTCTTCCAGAACTTATGGAAAATATGTATCAAGATCGAAAAGATTTCAAAAAGAAAATGATTGAGTCGAAAAAGAATCTAGAAGAAATTAATAAAGAACTTAAGCGAAGAGGGTTGCAATCCTAGACATATAGTGTATACTATGGACATGGAAACGAGGAACGTAATTGATCACTACCATTATTGGAAACATGATGCGATTCTTGCAGACCTTGACACGAAGAGGCATAATTTTACCGTTCTTTGTAGCAATCTTTATAATGATTTCAATATCGCTACAGTTATTCGTAACGCAAATGCGTTTCTCGCAAAGCAAGTAATTCTTTACGGATCTAAACAATATGATCGTCGCGGCACTGTCGGCACACATCATTATACAAACTTTATACATACCAGAACATTTCCTGAACTCAAGGACTATCTTTATTCCCTTGAACTACAATATGGAAACATTACTCTAGTTGGTATTGATAATGTAAAAGATTCTATGCCAATCAATACATATGATTGGAATAAACATACACACTACGTTCTTGCTTTTGGTCAAGAACAAGTAGGACTTCCACAAGAAATCCTTGACATTTGTAAGTCTACCTTGTATATTAAGCAGTATGGAAGTGTGAGAAGTTTGAATGTAGGAACAGCAAGTGGTATTGCAATGTATTCTTATTGTGAATACATTGAGCGAGATTGAGATAGGTAATACCCCGTGGTGAAACGGTATCACAGGAGACTTTGGTTCTCTTTTTCCTAGTTCGAATCTAGGCGGGGTAGTTCGGGATTGTGGCGGAACTGGTTTACGCAACAGACTTAATATCTGTCGGTCAATAGACCTTGTGGGTTCGAGTCCCACCAATCCCATTGAAAGAGTAATTTATATGATTACCAAAGAAGAACTCATTGAAAACATTGAAATCCTCGCGGATAAATGTGAGGAGTTGATTAAGGAACGTGATCAAGCAAGACGACTTGTTTGTAAGTATACAAAGAAAACTTATCACACTCTAAAGGAAACCGCAGAACTACGAGGTTGGGACTGCTACAAG